ACATGTTTAGAATTTTTCTTTAAGATATCAAACATTTTCCATTGAATCGGTGATAAGTCTTGTGCTTCATCAATAAAAACGACGTCATATTGTGGACATAATTCGGCCACAATGAAATTTTCGATCATATCTGTGTAGTCCTTCAGAGAATATGCTTTTTTATAGTTATCTAGTTCTGCTTTTAAAATATGTAATAAATTTTTATCTAAGTCTTGAGAATACATATCCGTATTATATTCGGCCTCAGTAGATATTTCTTTGATTCGAGCTGCATTAATTATATTAAAATATTCACTATCTGAATTAACAAAACCGGTTGTTTCTTCTCCATTACTATAGACCGTTACTTCTATTCCTAGAATCCTTCCAATGTCCTCGTAATGTTCGTCCTGCATCACTTGGCTCTTCTTCATACCTAATTTCCAAAAAGCCAGGGAATGTAAGGTTCTAAAATGTTTTAACTCTTTTTCACTGATGTGTGGATTTTGATCGAGCATTCTTTCTTTAGCTTCACCAGCAGCTTTCTTAGTAAAAGCGAAATAACCTATCTTGTCGATAGGGGTTCCTAGTTTAAGAAAAGTTCGGGCATAGTGTAAGAGACGTGTTGTTTTCCCTGTTCCCGGAGGCCCGAGTATTTTTCTCATCATATGATTTCCGTCTTATGTTTTATTTGAGTGTGATGAATTGGGATGTTTTCAAATTCTTTAATAGAAATTTTTACGATATTTTTAGTTGGTGTATTAGATTTTGGTTGGTCTTTTTTCTTAGGAAATCTTTTTTGCTCCATAAACTCTATCCCACATTTTTCATAAGTCTTCACCATCATCGTACCTGTTTTATCTTCACTGTATTTCCAATTCTTAGATTTTAATTTATCGTAAAATTTATTAAATTTAAAAAAAGCATAGCCATCTTCAATTAAAACTGTTCCCGTTTTAAAAGATGCATCAGTCTGAGCTTTAGCCCCATTAATCTTGGCGTGTAATACATCGTGTAATTTTTCTTTAGGAGTGGTACCAATCGGTGGCGAAACAACTGTCTGAGTTTTCCATAAAGCGTCCAGAACTGCTTGATCACTTTTGATGAGTGGAGGAACGAATTCTGCATCCTTGGCTATTGCGTTTCTTCTTTTACGTTGGTCGGTTACATGTTCTACGCTTTTACAATGTACGGTAGCCGTGGTGAATCCATCAGATTTAATGACGTCAAATTCAAATTCTGGTTCAGGATCAAGTTCTATTTTTTTTAAATTAGTTAATTCTGGATAGTTCCCTTTGGAACCAGCTAGTACTCCAAATTTTTTCTTAACACAGATTCCTTTTTTACAATGCAAACTGATGGGCTCTTGAGTACAGCTAAAACCTTTTTCGGATCTGTTCCATGATCTTACCTTGGCATTTAATAATTTATCGTCCCATGCGTTAGCGTGTTGGTCTTCAAAATATTTTACAGGTGCATTCTTAACTTTTTTCTTCCACGTGTCTCTATACTTCATCTTAACGAAGACATGATAATTATACATAAATCTATCTCTGCCATCGAACAGTGGATCTTTCATAATTTTAGATAGGTGGGCTAAACAAGGAGGACCATCTTTAAAGTCTTCATCCGTTCCTTCGTATATTTGTTTATCTATGCCTTCTGTAATGGCATCTAGATTTTTTACCTCTACAAGATTAGCTTCGACTACTTTTATAAATTGTTCAAAAGTGAAAGGAGTCCCATCTACATTGAGAGCCGGTCGTTCGGTTCTTTTATAATAAGGCAAATTAATAAATTGTCCCGGTCTTAGTACACCCGTCTCTGTGTCTTTGGTTAGTTTTGTTTGCTTTGGAAAAATTTCATTATTAGGTTTTAAGTTAAAGAGAGGAAGAAGATTACTTAAAAAGGATACTAGTAAAGCAGCTGATACAAACTCCTTCATAAATATAAATAAATGGAGTCCTCCGCTTTTAGATTCTATGGGTATTAAGGGTAATTTAAATTCTTGAATTTTATCTATGAAAAATTTTTTGTCATAATTCACATAATTATTAGGATCAACATCTATAAGTGCAAACTTGACTTGAGAGTTTTCATTTGTAGGTTGAATACCTACAGATTTAGCACCCTTTAAGTGATCAATATAAATTTGATCAGTGAATGGTTCGAAGTTCCATCTATAGTCGGGCTTTTTCTTTCCACTGACTGGGTCTATTTTAACGTTGGTCCAATCAGCGACACCATACGCACCTTTATAGCCATCAAAAATCTGTATGTATTTCTTTTCCATAAATATCTTGTCATGGGCCCTTCAGTCTCCCTCCAGGCCCACGTCATGCATGATTTCTTCTTCCGAAGAAACTAGAAATGCGATACAGACCCTTTCGGTTTATCGTCGCCATGTTTTGCTTTGATACTTCCTTTAGAAATATTTTCACA